ATGGCGATTGAGGCGACTGCAGACGGGTTGGCGGTGGTGGCGGGGATTTTGCTGACGCTGGTGTTCAGCTATGTGCCGGGGCTGAATGCGAAATTTGCCGGGCTGGACACGGAGAGGCAGCGGTTGGTCATGCTGGCGGCGCTGGTTGCGGCGGCGGTTTTGATCGGCGGGTTGAGCTGCGTGGGGTGGCTGAGGACGGTGAGCTGCGATGCTGCGGGGTGGCGGGCGGTTGGCGAGGCGCTATTTTGGGCGATCGTGGCGAACCAGGGGATTTATTCGATCTCACCGAGGGCGAAGGCGGTAAGAGCGGCGCGGGCGGCGAGGGGATGATAACCTACCCCCTGGGCGACCCCACCCCCGGCCCCTCCCCATCCGAAGGGCACGGATGGAGAGGGGGGTGAGATGATTTATAGGTGGTTGGCGCTGGGGCTGGCGCTGGCGGGGATGGCGGTGTGGCTGTTGTGGGCCGATCGCCACCGGCAACGCTGGCGGTATGCGGTGGGGCCGCTGAGCTGGCTGCTGAATGTCCTGCTATTTTATGTTTTCTATTTTACGGCGCGGGCGATGGGGACGTTCGATCCGCTGACGATCAACTCGTGGGCACTGGTGATCCAGTATCACGGGCTTTTTCTGACGCTGGGGGGCGGGATTATCCTGCTCAAATATGCTAAGGCGGGTAAATTATTCGATGTCACTTGATGCGTTGGTCCCTATCCTGGTTGCGCTGGTGATGGCAGTGCCGGGAATACTAGCCTGGCGCTCACAATCCGCAAAAGATTTTGGAGAAGTGGCGGAAAGGTATCGCAATCTTGCATTGTCGGAGTCAGAGCGATGCGAGGAGTTGGAGAAGGAGGCGGACCGGCTGGAGGATGAGAACCGGGCGCTGCTGCGGTACGTGAGGAAGCTGAAGGCGCAGCTGGTGATGGCGAATATGGAGCCGGTGACGATGGAGGAAGGGAGCTAGAAATGATTGCAGGAGTGGATATTTCGAGCCACCAGGGATTGATCAACTGGAGCAAGATGGCCGGGACGCCGACGCGTTATGTATGGATGCGGGCGGCGCTGGGGAAGGCAGTGGACGCGCGGTTGGCTGAGAACGCGGTAAACGCGCGCAATTTCGGTTTTCCTTATGGGTTTTACTATGTGATCAAGCCTGCGACGACAACGAACTGGAAGGAGCAGGCGCAGGCACATGCAGATCTCGAGGAACTGAACGGGCCGATTCTGGCGCCGGTGTGCGATGCGGAAATGGATGGGGGGCTGGCGAAGCAGGCGCTGGGAGATTGGATTTTTAAATATTTGCGGCGTTACACGGAGCTAACCGGGAAGGAAATGATGATCTATACCCGGGCGAGCTGGTGGGATGCACACGTGGTGCGGAACGACTGGGCGAAGCAGCATTTACTGTGGGTCGCTCACTATACGAGCGGACCTGTGCCGAACATCCCGGCAGACTGGGGGGCGATCAATAACCCGAAGACATGGACACTCTGGCAGTGGAGCGCAAACGGAAACGGGCTAGGGGGGGCGTATGGCTGCCAGAGCGATGACATCGATCTAGACCGGTTCAACGGTGGGGATGCGGAGTTCGAGGCGGTTTTTGGAACGAAGCCGAGGGCGCAGGCGACGATTCCACCACCTCTGAGCACACACGTGGTGACGACGGCGACGATCAATCCCAGGACGCGGCCGGTGGTGGCCAGCGATACGGACGGGGGGACGATCCTGAGGGGTAAGACGCTGGAGAAGGCTGGAGATCCGAGGGATGGCTTTGTGCCGGTGCGGGTGTGGCTGGCGGAGCAGTACGTCGAGGATGTATGAGAGCGGACGTGGTGATGGATGGGTTGGCGGTGGCGGGATATTTGATGCTGGTGGCCGGGGTGTGGCTGGCGGCGGGGCTCGGGTGGGCGCTGATCGTTGGCGGGGGGGTCCTGCTGGCAGTGGGGATCGTTGGCGGCTGGGTGAGGTATAGATAATGCTCAGGTCATTATTTGGTGGAAGGGCGCAGCGTGAAACTGGCGGCGATCAGCAGATGGACAGGTCTGCTGCGCCCCTACAGGCGTCCCAGGCGTCCCGGGGTGAGCGGAGGGCTTATTGGTGGGAGGCGCTGATCACCAATACGGCGGATGTTGGGTTGAGCGTGACGCCGGATAATGCGATGACGCTGACGGCGGTGTATGCGTGCGTGCGTATCCTGGCGGAGACGGTGGCGAGCCTGCCGCTGCTGGTGTACGAGCGGCTGGAGCGAGGTAAGCGGCGGGCGGATGACTTTTATCTGTATGACATATTACATTCGGCGCCGAACCCGCTATTGACGAGTTTCGAGATGCGGGAGGCGCTGCAGGCGCACCTGGCGCTGTGGGGAAACGCGTACACGGAGATCGAGTACAACGGGGCGGGACAGATCACGGCGCTGTGGCCGCTGAGACCGGACCGGATGCTGTCGATCAAGACGAACGGGACGCGGCGGACGTATGAGTATCAACTGCCGGATGGGCAGACGAAATACCTGGACGAGTCGCGGGTGTGGCATATCCGGGGTTTGGGCTCGGATGGGACATACGGGTACTCGCCGATCGCATTGATGAAAAATGCGGTGGGGCTGGGGCTGGCGACGGAAAAGTTCGGGGCGAAGTTCTTCGGGAACGGCGCCAGGCCGGGGGGCGTGCTGGAGCACCCGGGGGTGCTGGGAATCGACGCGGCGCGGTCGCTGCGCGAGTCGTGGAACGAGATGCACATGGGGCTGGATAATGCCCAGCGGGTGGCGATCCTGGAGGAGGGGATGAAATACCACCAGATCGGGGTGCCGCCGGAGGAAGCGCAGTTCCTGCAGACGCGGCGGTTCCAGCTTAACGAGATTGCCAGGATGTACCGGATTCCCCCGCACATGATTGGGGATATGGACCGGGCGACGTTTAACAATATCGAGCACCAGGGGATCGAGTTCGTGGTGCACACGGCCACGCCGTGGCTGGTACGGTGGGAGCAGTCAATCAGCCGGGACCTGATGACGGAGAGGGAGCGGGAGAGGTATTTTGCGGAATTTTTGGTGGACGGGCTGCTGCGGGGGGACACGCCGAGCCGGTACCAGGCGTACGCGACCGGTTTTCAGAACGGGTGGCTGAGCCAGAATGACATCCGAGAGAGGGAGAATATGAACCCGATCGAGGATGGGGACGAGTATTATGTGCCGTTGAATTTGGTGAGCACATCGGAGAGTTTAAAGGTTGAAGGTTCGGAAGAGAGTAAGGGGGAGGAAGAGCAGGCGCGAAATGCACGAATTGGACGAATCGAACGAAATATAGAAAATAGGGCGATGGCGAAGGGGGCGAGGAGCCGCAGGCGGAATTTCGAGGCGATCCAGGGTGTGTTCGAGGACGCGGCGCGGAGGATCTACCGGAGAGAGAAGAACGATGTGGGGGAGCAGGCGCGGAAGACGCTGAAGCCGGGGTATGGCGCGGCGGAGGTGGCGGAGTTCGAGCGCTGGCTGGCGGCGTTTTACGACGGGCATGAGACGTTCGCGCGCAAACAGATGGCGCCTTCGATGGAGAGCTATGCGCGGCAGACGCTGGCGGCGGTGGAGGACGAGCTGGAGGAGCTGAGGTTGGAAGCCATTGGGGCCGGGCTGGCCGAGCCCGGGGAGGCGACGTACGATGATATTCGGGGATTTGTAGAGAGCTATATTGCGCAGTATGGCGCCAGGACGGCGACGCGCAGCCTGAGCTGGCTGCAGCAGGCGCTGCACGAGGCGGCGCCAGGCGATGAACTGGCGGCGATTGAGGGTAAGCTGGACGAATGGCAGGACTGGCGAGCGGCGAACACGGCGAGCGAGGAAGCGACGCGGGAGAGCAACGCGGTGGCGAGGACGGCGTACCGGGTGGCGGGGATACTGAAGATCCGGTCGATGGCGTTTGGGGAGAGCTGCCCGTTCTGCCGCGGATTGGACGGGGTGGTGATCGACATCGAGAAGTTCTTCCTGGAGGCTGGGGTGCCTTTCCAGCCAGAGGGGGCGGCCAGTCCGCTGACGGTGAGCAGCTCGAAGAGCCACGCGCCGTACCATGACGGGTGCGATTGTATGACGTTTGCGAGCCTGTGAGAGGTGAGAGATGGGAGCGATTGGAGTGCATCATACAGAGACGAGCGAGGGGAGCTGGGACGGTCCGGCGAACGAGGCCCGACTGAAGAAGGACCAGGGAGCGAGCTATTATCGCCAGGCGTTCGCCTGGCAGGATGCGGAGGGGGACGAGAGGACGAAGGCGGCGTACCGGTTCATTCACCACGAGGTGAGCGGCGATGGGTCGATCGGGGGAGCGAACCTGACGGCGTGCTCGGCGGGGATTGCAGTGTTGAACGGGGGGCGAGGGGGGACGACGATCCCGGAGGGCGACGTGCGCGGGGTGTACAACCACCTGGCGGCGCATTTGAGGGATGCGGAGAGGGAGGTGCCGGAGTTGAAGAGCGCTACCCCACCCCCGGCCCCTCCCCATCGCGGCGGGTACAGATCACCCGAGAATGGCGATGGAGAGGGGGGGGAGGAGGTAGAGGTGAGGTCGTACCGGGTGGAGCTGAGGGCGGCGCGGGAGGAGGGGAAGCCACCCGTGCTCGAGGGCCACGCGGCGGTATTCGACGAGTGGTCGGTGGACCTGGGAGGATGGAAGGAGCGTATACGCGCCGGGGCATTTGCCGAGGCGCTAACGAGATCGGACGCGCGGGCGCTGTTCAACCATGACCCGAACTATGTACTGGGCAGGCAGAGCAGCGGAACGCTGGAGCTTTGGGAGGACCGGCAGGGGCTGGTCTTTCGGGCGGTGGCGCCTGCAACGCAGTGGGCGTCCGATTTATTGGTGTCAATCGAACGGGGCGACATTCGCGAGGGATCGATCAGCTTTATCGTGGCGGAGGACAAGTGGGGCATGGCTGATAGCCAGATCGTGCGAGATGTGCTGACGATGCAAGAGCTGTACGATGTCTCGGTGGTGACGTACCCGGCCTACCCACAAACGAGCGCGCAGGTGCGGGCGAGGGCGAGGGAGATGATGGAACCTACCCCCAACCCAGGGCGTATGCCATGCGTCCCTACGGGAGGGGAGAGGTTGAAGTTGGCGAAAAGGCGATTGGAAGTGTTATTTAAACTTTAGGACGTATGGGAGATTACGATGAACGCGAGAGATTTGCGCGCAAAACGCGCTGAGGTTTTGAAGGCTGCCCTGGCAATGGTGGAGGCAGCCGAGAAGGAAGACCGGGATTTCAGCCCGGAGGAAGAGACCCGGCATAGCGATATGCTGAGCGAGGCGGAGGCCCTGCTGAAGCGGGCCGAGCGGCTAGAGAGTGTGAGCGGGTTGGCTGGAGCGCTGCCGCAGAGCGTGGCGGGTGGCCAGGCGCCGGCGGTGCTGAAGATCCCGCGCGGGGATAACGAGGAACGCGCTTATGCGCATTTCCTGCGGACCGGCGATGGGGGCGGGTTGCAGCAGCCGGAGATCCGGGCGAGCAACGACACGACGATGAATATCACCACGGCAGCGGACGGCGGGTATGTAGTCCCGACGGGTCACTACCAGGGGATCATCGCCAAGCGCGACGAGAGCATGCTGGCGCGGGCGCTGGGCGTGCGGGAGATCCCGGGCCAGGGCACCAGCGTTAACGTGCCGGTGGACGACGAGGACGACGGCGAGTTTGTGGCCACCACCGAATCGAACGCATTCGACCGGGACGCGCCGGCGCTGGGGCAGAAGACGATGACGCTGGTGATGTACACCAAAAAGGTCGATCTGACCTACCAGCTGCTGGAGGACGAGGACAGCCGGCTGCTGGCATTCCTGGAGGATTTCGTGGGGCGCGGGCTGGCAAAGACGCACAACAGCCTGCTGCTGACCGAGGTGGCGGCGAACGGGACGGCTTTGAAAACTTTCGCCAGCGCGACGGTGATCGCGGTGGACGAGCTGGAGGCGATCACCTTCAACGAGGCGCTGGGTCCGTACCTGGACGATACCCGGAGCGCGGCGTGGGTGATGCAGCGGGCTGTGCATGGCGAGATTGCGCTGCTGGACGACACATCGATCCGGCGCTACTACGAGAACGTGCAGGGCAGTGCGAATGGACCGACGCTGCTCGGGTTCCCGATCAAATACTCGGCGAAGTCCGGGGCGACGGCAGCCAGCACGAAGTCGGTGTACTTTGGGAACTGGAACTATGTTGGGTTACGCGAGGCACCGGGGATCACGGTGTTGCGCGATCCGTACACCCGCTCGAGCTACGGCGAGGTCATCCTGAACTACTACTTCCGCTGCGACTATGCGGTTCTGCAGGCGGAGGCGATCGGGTACGGGGTGCATCCGAGTGCGTAAGGGTTTAAGGTTTAAGGTTCAAGGTTGAAGGTATCAGGTTGAAGGATGTGCTGGTGTTTACGCCGGTGTTGAGGCTGGAGGCTGAGACGGTAATGGGTTTGATGGCGCTGGAGTGGGAGGGGCCTGTGTCGCTGCTGCTCCAGCGCGACAACCCTACCCCACCCCCGGCCCCTCCCCATCGCGGCGGGTACAGATCACCCGAGAACGGCGATGGAGAGGGGGGGAGGGAGGCGGGGTGGAGGAATCATTTGCACCAGTATCAGAGGGGCAGGGAG